AAACATTCCTCTGCCAGACAACGCCAAAGAGGCGTTTCCTGACCTCACTGCTGAGCAAGAATTGCAGATGCGGGCCAACGTCATCAAGCTCATGTCAGACTTGACGGGCCAAGCACTCTCGCCAACTCAGGAAAATGCTGACGAGGCCAAGGCTCTAGCGCGGGAAATGATGGCCAACCCGCAGTACCGGCCTGATTACTCCAAGTATCCCAACGAGACTCTGGCCATGCTGGCAGGCATGGTTGCGCAGATGAACGTCTCTATCGTGGAAGAGTTGTCTGACCTGAAGATGTACGTGGTCAACAAGCTCGTTGCCGAGATTGAGAATGCCAAGGACCCCAAAGCAAGGATCACGGCACTGCGAAACTTGGGGGAAATCGACGGGGTTGATGCCTTCAAGAAGCGAAGTGAGGTCACTCACAAGCACATGTCGATTGAAGAGGTCGAAAAAGAGTTGCTCCAGACCTTGGAAAACCTTGAAGACAAGGTAATCGACGTGGAAGCACGCATGGTGGTCAATCAAAACAAGCATGACCGCGCCTAAACTGACCGCAGACCAGCTTTTTAAGCTCCGGCAGGCTCTGCCGACGATGCCCGACAAGCAAAAACGTCGGGTGTTGGAGCTAATGAAGGAGTATCAGACCCAGATGACGCAGGTCATCGGCAAAGATTCCTTCTTGGACTTCGTCAAACACGTCTATCCAGGCTACAAAGTCGGCCCGCACCACCTAAAACTGATCGAGGTCTTTGAGGCCATTGCCAAAGGCGAGAAAAAGCGCGTGATAGTGAACATCGCGCCGCGTCATGGCAAGTCGGAATTGATCTCGTACCTTGCTCCGGCGTGGTTTCTGGGGAAATATCCTCAGAAGAAGGTCATCATGGCCTCCCACACCTCTGATTTGGCGGTCAACTTCGGTCGGCGGGTGCGAAATCTGGTCGGTGCGGACACCTACAAGGACATTTTCCCGCAGGTTGAGCTTCAGGCGGACTCGAAATCGGCCTCACGATGGGGAACAAACTTTAATGGTGAGTACTTCGCTATTGGTGTTGGAGGTGCTCTCGCTGGTCGGGGCGCTGATCTTTTCATTATTGACGATCCTCACTCTGAACAAGAAGCAAAAACCGGACGACCGGATGTTTTTCTTCCTGCTTGGGAGTGGTTCCAGTCTGGCCCTCTTCAGCGCCTTATGCCGGGCGGTGCGATCATTATTGTGATGACTCGGTGGTCCAAACTGGACCTCACGGGTATGGTCGTCAACCAGATGGAGCGCGAACAGGGGGTCGATCAGTGGGAGGTGATCGAGTTTCCGGCCATCAAAGACGATGGTGAGGCTCTGTGGCCTGACTTTTGGGATGTCAACGAGTTGCTGGGCAAGAAAGCGGCGATGGACATCCGGTATTGGAACGCTCAGTACCTGCAAAAGCCCACTTCAGAGGAAGGCGCGCTGATCAAACGCGAGTGGTGGCAAATTTGGGAAAAGGATGACCCTCCGCCGTGCGAGTTCACCATTATGAGTCTGGATGCTGCGCAGGAGGCCAATAACAGGTCTGACTATAACGCACTTACCGTCTGGGGTGTGTTCTTTAACGAAGAAACGAACAACTTTGCCATCATTTTGCTCAATGCCATCAAGAAACGGATGGAGTATCCAGAGCTAAAGGCTTTGGTGCTGCGCGAGTATCAGGAGTGGGAGCCTGACTCGTTCATGGTCGAGAAGAAATCATCTGGCTCGGTGCTCTATCAAGAGTTTCGGCGTATGGGCATACCCGTGGCGGAGTTCACGCCGGGCAAAGGCCAAGACAAGATTGCTCGGGTCAACGCGGTGTCGTCGCTGTTTCAAGGTGGCGTGGTGTTTGCACCCGACAGGCGGTGGGCCAAAGAGGTCATGGAGGAGTGCAACGACTTTCCCTCTGGAGCCAACGACGACTTGGTGGACTCTACGACCCTTGCACTGTTAAGATTTAGGCAGGGTGGGTTCATCCGCCTTCCGACTGACGAGCCGGAAGACAATTTCTTGCGACAGTATCGCAAGAAAGCCGCGTATTACTAAGGATACATCATGGCAACAAATATCGACAAGGCGTTTTATCAGGCCCCTCAAGGCTTGGACCAGATCAGCGAGGTGGAGGACCCCATCGAGATTGAGATCGAGGACCCCGAGTCAGTATCTATCAGTCAGGGCGAGTTCACCCTTGAGATTGCCAAGGCAGATATTGAGGACGAGTTTGATAAGAACCTTGCCGAGGACATGGACGAGCGTGAGCTTACTGAGCTTGCGGGCAACCTGATCGGTGATTACGAGGGCGACATTGACTCCCGCAAAGACTGGGTCAAGACGTACGTCGATGGCCTAGAACTGCTTGGCATGAAGCTAGAAGAGCGCACTGAGCCGTGGCCGGGCGCTTGCGGCGTGTATCACCCGCTGCTGTCTGAGGCTGTTGTCAAGTTCCAAGCAGAGACGATGATGGAGACCTTCCCCGCTGCGGGTCCGGTCAAGACCAAGATCATCGGCAAAGAAACCCCTGAGAAAAAGAAGGCGGCTGAGCGTGTCCAAGAGGATATGAACCATCAGTTGACTGACGTGATGGTCGAGTACCGCCCTGAGCATGAGCGCATGCTCTGGGGCTTGGGCCTTGCGGGCAATGCGTTCAAGAAGGTCTATGTTGATCTGCAACTGGACCGGCAGGTCTCGATGTACGTCCCGGCAGAGGACGTTGTAGTGCCATACGGCGCGTCGAGCCTTGAGTCGGCAGAGCGTGTGACGCACGTCATGCGTAAAACTCCCAACGATGTGCGCAGGCTCCAGCACGAGGGGTTCTATCGGGACGTGGACTTGGGCGAGCCGGTCCAAGTCATGGACGAGGTTGAGAAGAAGATCGCTGAGAAGCTGGGCTTTCGTGCGACTGAGGACAACCGCTTCAAGCTGCTAGAGATGCACGTCGAGATCGACCTCAAAGGCTATGAGCACAAGGACGACGATGGCAAAGAGACGGGCATTGCGCTGCCGTATGTCGTGACGATTGAGAAGGGTACCGGCGAGGTGCTGGCCATCCGTAGGAATTGGAGACCCAATGACAAGACGCACCAGAAGCGCCAACACTTTGTCCACTATCCGTACATCCCAGGCTTTGGGTTCTATGCGTTTGGCCTCATCCATCTGGTCGGTGCATTTGCTAAGTCTGGTACTTCTATCCTGCGTCAGCTTGTCGATGCTGGCACTCTATCTAATCTTCCAGGGGGATTCAAGACCCGAGGACTACGAGCAAAAGGGGATGACACTCCTATCAGTCCCGGAGAATGGCGAGACATGGACGTTCCTAGTGGCAACATGCGGGACAACATCATGCCACTTCCTTACAAGGAGCCAAGTCAGGTCCTAGCGGCGCTCCTTAACCAGATCATCGAGGAAGGCCGCAAGTTTGCGGGCGCGGTTGAATTGCAGACCTCTGACATGTCTGCTCAGGCCCCGGTGGGCACGACTCTGGCCATTCTTGAGCGGCAGCTTAAGACGATGTCGGCAGTGCAGGCTCGCATCCACTATGCGATGCGTCAAGAGTTCAAGCTGCTCAAAGAGATCATCAGGGACTATACGCCTCCGGCGTACTCGTACATGCCCGAGGAGGGTGGCCGGTCGGTCAAGCAGAGCGACTACGACCAAGTCGATGTCATCCCGGTGAGCGACCCCAACGCAGCCACTATGGCTCAGAAGGTTGTTCAGTATCAGGCGGCGCTTCAGCTAGCTCAAACAGCGCCTCAGTTGTATGACCTTCCGCTATTGCATCGTCAGATGTTGGACGTGCTCGGCATCAAGAACTACCAGAAGCTTGTGCCGATGTCGGATGACATGAAGCCTCGTGATCCGGTCACGGAGAACATGAACATCCTGCGCAATAAGCCGGTCAAGGCGTTCATCTATCAGGACCATCAGGCGCACATCGCGGTCCACATGGCAGCGGCGCAGGACCCCAAGATTCAGGCTCTAGTGGGTATGAATCCGCAGATGGCGCAGGCGCTTCAAGCGGCCATGATGGCGCACGTCGTTGAGCACTTAGGTATGGAGTATCGCAAGCAGGTTGAGCAGGCGATGGGTCAGATGCTGCCCCCGTACAACGAGGAGCAGGACGAGGTCGAGATGTCTCCAGAGATGGAGGTGCGTGTCTCTCAGATGGCGGCGCAGGCTGCACAACAGCTTCTCCAGCGCAATATGCAGGAGGCCCAGCAGCAGAAGAACCAGCAGATGGCACAAGACCCGCTCATCCAGTTGCAGCAGCAAGAGTTGCAAATCAAGATGCAAGACCTCCAGCGCAAGGCGGCAAAAGACCAGACAGATGCTCAACTCAAGCAAGAGCAGATCAACGTCGAGAAAGCTCGTATTGAGGCACAGCAGCAGTCTGAGGGCGCGAAGCTTATGGCGAAAACATACGCTGACCGCGACAAGACTCAAGCCCAACAACAGTCAGAAGGCTTCCGCGTCATGTCGGAAGTCCACAAAACCAAAATGCAGCTTGCTGCACAACAGAGATCACAACCAAAAAAGAAGGGTGATTGATGTACGAAATCCTGAAGGCCACTTCGGTGGTCGTCAACAACATTGACGAGAAAGTCAAACAACTCGAAGAACACTTGGGCGCGAAAGGGGCCAAGACGTACGACGAGTACTGCGAGATGTGTGGGGAAATTAAAGGTCTGCTCATCGCTCGCAAATTCATCACAGACCTTACAAAAAACATGGAGCAACTCGATGAGTGATCTCGATCTAAGTAGTGCTGTAGACCTGTCTGCGGTGCTGCACAAGAGAGCAGAAGAGAAAGCGAAACAGTTACCAAAGCCAAGCGGCTACAAGATTCTTTGTGCGATTCCCGAGGCAGAGAAAGAGTTTGAAGACAGCGAAGTCGGACTTATCAAGTCTGACATCACCATGCGTAACGAAGAGGTACTGACCACAGTCCTATTCGTGGTTGATCTTGGTCCAGATTGCTATGTGGACAAGGCCAAGTTCCCTACGGGTCCTTGGTGCAAGAAGGGTGACTTTGTGCTGGTACGCCCCAACAGCGGTACCCGCCTGATCATCCACGGCAGGGAGTTCCGCATCATCAACGATGACACTGTCGAAGGTGTTGTTGAAGACCCACGCGGCATCAAACGCAAATAAGGAGCGACACGATGGCAAAAGACGATGACGATTTCAAGTTCCCCGACGAGGTCAAGGACTCTAAGGGTAAACCCGAAGACGATATTGATGTCTCGTTTGAGGAAGATTCAGACGAAGTAAAGGTCGAGGTCAAGGACGACACCCCTGCCGAAGACCGCTACGTCGCCCCTCTTTCTGACGAAGTCAAGGAAGAGCTAGAGAAAGTTGACGAGTCGAAAGACTACTCGCACAACGTCAAGACGAAGTTCAAGCAATATAAGAAGGCTTGGCACGACGAGCGGCGTGCGAAAGAGGCTGCATATCGAGAGCAGCAAGAGGCGCTACAGATCGCTCAAAACATTCTTGAGGAAAACAAGAAGCTCAAGAGCATGCTGCACAGCGGCGAGAAGGAGCTTATCTCCACGTATCAGACTTCGGCTGAAATGGAGTTGGAGCAGGCCAAACGGAACTTCAAAGATGCCTACGACTCTGGGGAAGCAGACAGACTGCTAGACGCCCAGCAGGAGATGATGCGGGCGCAGTTGAAGCTTGATAAGGCCAAAAACTTCAAGCCGACTGTACAAACTGTAGAAAATGATGTACAAACCACACAAAAGCCGCCTGCCCAGCAGCAGATGGACCCGAAAGTGGCAGCTTGGGTGTCGAAGAACGAATGGTTCGTAGACCCCAATAAGCGCGGAATGCGCCGATTTGCCGAAGGTGTCCATGAAGACTTGGCAGAACGCTACGGAAGAGCCTTCATCGGCACCAACGAATACTATGAAAGTATCGACAAAGAGGTTCGCAAACGCTTCCCTGAAGAGTTTGGGTCGAACCAATCAAACGATGAGGACGAACCACCTCAACGTACTAGACCAAGCACGGTGGTGGCACCCGCGAAGAGAAGTACGGCTCCCAAAAAGGTCGTTCTTACCAAGACGCAGGTTGGCTTGGCAAAGAAATTTGGACTCACCCCCGAGCAGTATGCTCGTGAACTTATGAAATTGGAGGCTTGAAAATGGCCGAGAACAGACTCAAACGCGAGATGGAAGTAAGGACAACTACGGAGCGCCCCAAGCAGTGGATGCCAGCCGAACTGTTGCCTGAACCCGACAAGGAACCCGGTTTCGCGTACCGCTGGATTCGTGTTGCTACTTTGAATGTCAACGACCCTCGTAATCTTTCCGGCAAATTGCGCGAAGGTTGGGAGCCAGTCGCCGTTGAAGAGCAACCCAAGTTCAAACTGCTAGTCGATCCCAACAGCCGGTTCGCCGGAAATATTGAGATTGGCGGGTTGTTGCTCTGCAAAACTCCGACCGAGTTCGTCGAACAGCGTAATGCTTCTTTCGCGGCTAAATCGGATGCCCAGACAAAGGCTGTAGACAACACTCTTATGCGTCAGAGTGACCCGAGGATGCCGCTTTTCAACGAGCGCAAATCCACGACAAGCTTTGGCAAAGGTTCTTAAATCTTTTGGAGATAGACCATGTCTGCTTTCCCTTCTGTTAGCAAGACGTATGGCTTTCAACCCATCCAGCGACTGGATGGTCTGCCCTACGCCGGAGCGATCCGTCAAATCCCGATTGCGGCTGGCTACGCCACCGCTATTCTCAACGGCGACACCGTTGTAATCAACACCACCGGATTCTTGGTGGCAAAGACTACGACCACGTCTGGTGACAGCGTTGGCGTGCTGGTTGGCTGTCAGTATGTCAACTCGGCTAGCCAAACTGTCCAAGGTCAGTACTACCCCGCCGCGCAATCGACCACTGCCAATCTGGCTTATGCCTATGTGGTTGATGATCCGAACGCAACCTTCAAGGTTGTGGCAACCAATGGCAATACCACGGTTCCCACCGGCTACACCCGTGCGCTGGTTGGCTCTAACGTGGCTATCGTGGCTCAAGTCGGTTCGACCGCTACTGGCAATTCGGCCTATGGCATCGACGGTGCTTCGTCTACGACTGCTGCCTTCCCGATCCGTGTGATCGACGTTGTGCCCGGCACTTCCTATATCTCTAGTGGTGACACGTACTACTACGAGTTTATTGTGAAGATCAACCTTCACCAGTACAACAACACCACTGGTGTTTAAGGAGTAAATCATGGCTATTTCACGCGCACAACTGCTCAAGGAACTGCTTCCTGGCTTGAACGCTCTGTTCGGTCTTTCCTATGCGACTTATCAAGAAGAGCACAAGGAAATCTACGAGACCGAGACTTCCGAGCGTTCGTTTGAAGAGGAAACCAAGCTGTCTGGCTTCTCCGCCGCTCCGGTGAAGAACGAGGGCAGTGCGATTGCCTATGACAACGGTCAAGAAGCCTGGACCGCCCGATACAACCACGAGACCATTGCTCAAGGTTTCTCGCTGACCGAAGAGGCCATCGAAGACAACCTGTATGACAGCCTCGCCGCTCGTTATACCAAGGCTCTGGCACGCTCGATGGCTTACACCAAACAAGTCAAGGCTGCTGCTGTTCTGAACAACGGCTTCACCTCTGGCTACAACGGTGGCGACGGCGTTCCTCTGTTCTCTGCTTCGCACCCGCTGGTTTCTGGCGGCACCAACAGCAACGTTCCATCTACCCCTGCTGACTTGAACGAGACTTCTCTGGAAGCCGCCGTTATTCAGATCAGCCTGTGGACTGACGAGCGTGACCTGCTGATTGCAGCCAAGCCCAAGAAGCTGATTGTTCCGCCTGCTTTGCAGTTCGTTGCAACTCGTCTGTTGGAAACCGAACTCCGCGTCGGCACCAACGACAACGATATCAACGCCTTGAAGAGCAACGGTTCGGTCTCCGAGGGTTACACCATTAACCACTTCTTGACCGACACCAACGCTTGGTTCCTGACCACTGACGTGCCTAACGGTATGAAGCACTTTGTGCGCGTGCCGCTGAGCCAGTCGATGGACGGCGACTTTGATACCGGCAACGTCCGTTACAAGGCCCGTGAGCGTTATTCG